TTCTGCTCTACTGATAGCTTCGTTACGTACTCTTGTCTGTTCGTCTATAAGCGTGCGGTTAGCTACATCAACGAATAGTTGGCTTGCCTGTGCTCCGGCAATATCAGTAGGAGCTTGGAACTGACCAAACAACGTTGGTAGCTTGGTAGCTACCGTTCGGGGGTCATTCAGTCCGTAGTTAGCTATTTCGTTTGTAGTGTCTTCCCATAGGTCTAACTTAGGAATAACAGGAGCGACTGGCGCTGGCATAGATGGTTCACTTTCGCTACCCTGAATGTCAGTGTATTTGCTAAAGTTTCCTATATCAGCGCCAGGTAAGGAAGCGTCGTTAGCTTGTTGTTCTAGCTCCTGTGCAAATCCTTGCTCGAAAGCTTCGATGGGTGCTTGCTGTAGCACAGGTTCTACAGCAGGAGCTTCTGGAGCTTCTGTAGCAGGTGGAGCTACAATAGGAATATCGATAGGCGAGGTTCCTACGTCAGCGTTTTTCTTCTGTTGTTCGTTAATTAATCCCATGTTATCTCCAAGCTGTTGGTGCTCTTAGTACACCCGAACGTTTGCGTAGTTGGTCTATCTCGAACTGACTGAGTTTCTCAAAGCTATTCTGCTGCGCTAGGTCATCGAGATAGGCTAGCGATAGCCAAGCTGCTGCTGTAATCTCGATTGCTTTGGTTACTTCCTGTACAATAGGAATCGTTGCAGCGTCCGTCAAATCTTCCAAATTGGGTGCAGCGTAGTACTCTAGTATCACGTCAAACGGACGTTCGAGTTCGTGACCCATGAAAACATCAGTTCCGATTATACAGTAGCCTATACGATACGCTAGTTCGTCTCTACGTCTTGGTTGTAGCTTGACTAGAGATACTGGGTCGGTGGTACTATTGCGATAGAATAGGTTGCTGATTTGCATACAGCGTTCTGGTAAACTGAAGCTGCTTAGCAAGTAATCGCCTTCAACTACATTAAAGGCAAGGGAAGTAAGAAAGCTGCTGTGGCGAGTTTGACTGACTACAGTATAGGTAGCGCTTTGAATGGCTTGTCTAGCGAGCGTACCTAAGTTACCTGTGGTATCGTCTAGAGGTTGCTCGCCTATCATACGGAGAGTGTTATTGATTAGCGTTAGTAGGAGCATAAAAAAAGGCTAGCAAAACGCTAGCCAGATGAACAAACAAAGGAGAACTAAACTTAAGCTATTGGGCTTAGGTTGTAGGAATCACACCGTTAGTGTGAATGAGGACGGAAGACTCAGGACGATATTCTCTAGCGCCGTATACAGTTGAGGTGACTACTGCATCAGCAAGATAGAGTGTTTCGCGAGAGGTTTCAGTCTTAGGCTCTTGCAACATAGCTAAAGCGTAAGCGTCCTTGTGAAGCAACATAGCAGTGTGTACTGCTTGCGTTTCAGGAGTAGTGTTAGCTGTAGCGTTCCAGGTCACTGGTAAGGTGGTTGCTGTTCCTTGGTCTGGGTAGTAAACTTGACCTGCGCCAGTCACACCAGGGGTAGGAATAGCAGTGGTACCGTTAAGGAAACCAGTTGCGGAATTCGCTTTAATCATGTTTGTCATGTAGACAGGAATGCCCATGAACGCACCAACGATTCCAGTAACAAGACCTTTTTGTCCACTGTAGTCAATGCTTTGCATTTTGTCTAAAGCCAACAGTTGCATATACTGTACTGGGCTAACAATCAAAACACGACCTGTATCAGGCACACCTGCTTCATCAAACTTTAGCTTGGCTCTCAATAGAGATGTCAAGTTCAAAGGTGCTGAAGCTGTGTTGACAGCGGCGTTTGCAGCGTTATTGCTGTAGATATTCTGAGATACGTTAGTTTGAGTTAAAGCGCGTAAAGCTAACAACTGTGCATCGATATCGCGACCGATTGCGTAAGCTGCTTCTTTAGCTGCGTTGGTAGCAAACAAACCGTTCGGGTCAAGCATCATCTCAGCAATGTCTTCAATCAAGAAGGACGTTTCTTTATGGCGAGTGATGTTGATTGTCCATGTGCCAGTAGTTGGCTTTTGCAAGTTGACGGGAGTAGCAGCTAACTTATCGTTAACGCCCAATCGTCCTAAAGTTGGTATGGTTACTTGGTCGCCTTTCTTACCATCGGGAAAGGTTACTGTCCATACGTAGCGACGCATAAGCTGGTTTTGCTCCAGTTCGCGTCTTACCATTGTTGCCCACTGCTTCTTAATCCACGACTGTACGTCGGCTCGTGTATTGACACCACCGCGATAGGTAGCCTGTAGATTTAAGGAAGTGTTGTTAGCGTTTGAAAATGACATTTAGATTAGATATCCTCTATGATTCGGTTTTGTGCAAACGCTTCGTTAATCTTGCGGTAGTTCTTTCTGTAAGTTGCGTCGTCCATAGCTATGATGTCGCTACGTTTGAGCATTTCAGGCTGCTGTCTACCTTTCGCTTTACTTAACGTTCCACGTGTTCGTTTGGTCTTTTTGTTATCTGCTGGTGCTGACTTCTCAAGATGGTTCCAGATTGCTTTTACGCCTTCAGGTGTATTAAACTGCTCGCGTTTGCCCTCTGGCAGACCATTGTAAAACTCTTTAACAGCAGTAACTCTACTATCGTACTCTTTGGGGTCTACTCCCCATTCGCGCATCAATAGCATTTCGCTACGGAAGTTCTGAAGCTCGCTAACGAGTTCAACTGCTTCAGTAGGCTCCATACCAAACGCTTCTTTAAACTGTTCGTTGAAGCTACTTGAGCTTTCTTCTTCGTCTTCTTCTACTTCTGGTTCTTCCTCTTCTGTAGCCTCGGTCTCGGTTGACTCAAGACTCTCCAAATCCAGCTCAGTATCTTCTTCAGCGAGTTCAGTTTCATCCTCTTGTAGCTCCTGCTGTGGTTGTGGTCGCATTGGGTTACGAGCTACACTAAGAACTTCAGGCTGTTCAAAGTGGCTCAATGCGTTCTGTAGTGATTCTACAGTGGTGTTGTTGCTGTTGTTGTTTTCTGACATTTGTTTGTTCCTATATAGGTTGCTGTAAAGCTAGCTGTTGTTCTTGTTGTAGCATTGGGTCTATTTCTGCTCCAGGCTCTTGTGGCACACCTTGGGCGAACTCATTCACTACATCTGTTAATTCTCCGGTAGCTGCCATGCCCGCTATCGCATTCTGTAGCGGTTGACCTCCTGCCTCACCTGCTGCTCCTGCAATAGCCTCTATAGCGCTTGTAGGTGCCGCTGGTGCCTCTTCTGGTGCCTCTTTCTCTACTATGTACCTACTTGGGTCATCGAACCCGAACTTATGTAAGAGGTCTGTATACAAGTTTTCGTAGTTCACCAGTTCAGCAAACTGAGGTACGCTGTTAACTACACTGAGAAACTCTTGCAACCGTCTGATGTTGCGGTCACGATTGATTACGCTTTGACTAGCGTTGACTACAATAGAATAATCGTACTGGAGGTCTTTAGGTAACATCTGAAAGTAGTCGTAGCTGTCACCGCTAGCACTAGGTAGCTTGACGACCTGCTTTCTCTTGTGCTTCTGTAGGATGCCTAACGCACGTCTTAACAGCGGTAGTACGAAAGTAGCCTCGATGTGCTCGTAGAGGTCAGTTAAACGTGTGCCTCCTGCTTCTTTCACAGCGTTAATCTCTTCTGCTGTTACTCGCTCTCCGCTTCTGTACTGTCCGCTAGAGATTAGTGCACCAGTTCCGGTGTTCTTCTCGATGCGCTGGTCTATGAGTGCAGACTCTTGATAGGTAACGTTGAAGTTGTTCGTAGGCGGATACATTGGCTGCAACACGTCTGGTGAACCTACACTGATTACCTTCCCTGGCGCGCTTTTGATATCGTCTGGGTTAGTAACACCGTCATCAATAAACATCCACATGTTGTCTACTGAAATAGACATGTTGTCTAAACGACGGTTCATGATGAAGTTGTTCTCAAGCACGAGCCCTAAACTGCTGTCTAACAAACCTAGTCCGTAGCTAATGTCTGGTAACTCGTAGATAGTAGCGATAATCCAAGGACAGGACTTCGCTGGTTCTTCGCTTACTACCTCATCATCAATAATACGGTAGAGCTTCATGCTAAAAGGACACCAGTATTCAGTCAAACGCACGCACTCGTTATGAATGGTGTCTGTTTCGTCTAGCGCTTGAAACTCAGCCTTGTCTACGCTATAGCTAGCTTTCCACTGTTCCCAAGCTTCGTCTTCGTCTTCTACTTCAATGTAACCCGCTTCGCAGTAGTCCATAAAGCTAGCGTGGTTCAAGTAAGTGTCCTTGAAGCTGTAGCTGTTTTCATCTAAACGTCTTCCAGTCTCAATGTAGATGTTGTAGCTGTTGAGTGTCTCAAACACTGGTTTTTCACCATCGTAATCTACAGTCATAGCAGAGAACCCTAACAGCAAAAGCTGACGTAGGAAGATGCGAAACTCTCGCTTGATGTTCGAGCTTTTGAGGCAGTTGCGAAAGTAGGCTGTAACTAGCGGTAGTATGTCCCCTAACTCAGGCTCAGTAGCTTCCAAGCTAACCCAACTATCGGAGAAGAATAGAGCACTTCTAAGGTAGCTAGCCACTGTCTCTACTATCTCGAATACACGCCCATCGTTCAACTTGCTTTGCCAGCCATCGTCTGTAGCTAAAGCTAGTGGCTCAGTCTTGTACAACGACCAAAGCTGCAACCAACGTGAGTTGACAGCAGTGCGTGAAGTTCGTTCGTTTTCAATGCAATCGTAAATGTCTTTGTAATCGTTATCGGTAGTAGGCATTGTAGTTTCCTAACAGTGTTTTCTCTTGCTCAGGTGTAGACTCTAACAGATAGTCGGCGTTCATGCTGGAGAACCTGAGTCCTTTTGTGTAAGTACCTTTGCTCTGGGTTCTATTGGGTACAGTGCGTTCGATTAACGTAACCAAAGCATCCAAGTAATCATCGTGGCGTACAGCAGGGTAGTTCTTCAGTTGTTTGTGTAAGTACGGGTTGTCCCAGACCTTCTCGCTAAACACCATCTTGCCTAACGCAAACGGTAGCTCTAACACACCTTGGATTTTACCTTCCTTCGGTCTCTGTTCGTAGTGACTGTTAACGATGATTCGTTTACCGTCTACAGTAGCGTTTTCACCTTTGAACAACTCAGGAACCAGCATACCTACACCGTTGCTCTCATGGTACATTCTAAGGGTGTTGTATCGCTTGCAGAAGCTAACTACCGTCTTGACTACTTCAGCAGCCTCCATGCGCTCTACAGAGGCATCTATGACGACATACCGACCATCGTTGAGCTTGGCACCACAGATAATAGCGCAGTCGTCCCCGTCCTTGCTAGCGCTGAACGCAGGGTCAACTACAACGATGGGTTTTATCTCTTCAGTTCGGAAATCTACAGTGATCAGAGTTCGTTTGCCTTGTGTGGCTATGTTTTCGTGTGGGATGACAGTTACAGAACTAAGGTCTAGCAACGACACGTCTTTCTCGTACACTCGATTTAGGTACTGGCTACTGAAGCGTCTAGGAGACAATCGTGCTTGCAGCATCGCTATCGAATGTTCGTTGTAACGTTCATGCCACAGAAAACCATCGCTAGCATCTTCACCGTTAGCGTAGATGTTGCGAAAGTGGCTAACGTAGTCTAACTCTTCCAAACGCTCGATTAGGAAACCGTAGTAGTCGTCTACAGCATAGCGCGTACCGCTGATGACCATCTCACCACCTACCGTATCAAGACCTACAATAGGAATTTCAACTACAGTAGGAGGGTTGAGTACGTTCTCTACATCCTGTATCCATTCCTCCACACGCTCCTTGCGTACCTCACTCTCCGTGTTCTTGAAGTCAACTATATCGTCTAGTATTACGAGGTCGTAGTGCTGACCAGTGATAGGAGAGCCTACACTACCTGCTGTGACACTGGGTTCTTTGAACTTACCCTCGCGTACCATCTGTAGCGCTGTGTTGTTCCAAATCAGTTTGCGGTCTGCTGCATCAGTATCATCTGTGTTCCTGTTACGCTGACGGTTGCGTGTGTTTAACTCAGGTATGAGAGCGCCACTGATGTGCGGTCTATTGTTCCACACTTTCTTCTGTAGCTCTTCGTTCTCAAAGTACTGGCGCAGCTCCCTGATGAACGAGTACGACAACGTTTGCTTGTTTGAACCTACGAAGATACGCAGCTCAGGATTACGGTAGAGCCGCCACATTACGTACAGCGTCGTTCCTATCGTAGACTTCAAATGTCCACGTGGCATCAGTACCATACGACGGAGTTTAGCTCCTTTCTCTTGTCCTTGGAAGAACAAACGCTGCTTACTACTTTCGTCTAGCTGAGGTGACGTTAGGAAGCTACATAAATCTTCGTGGCACTGGCTGAAGTTTCCCCAACCTCCGTGATAAGATAGCAGCTCCACAAACGCTGGCATACTAAACAAAGCTTGCACTTCCAAACTGTCGGAAGCGCTAGCTTTTGACTTAGCAGCTTTAGTAGCTCTCTTCTGTATGGCTACACTAAGTTCATTCTCTTGGTCTAAGTAGCGCGATGGTTGGCTGCTTAAGTCTAGTCCTTCTTCTGTTTGTTTTTTACGTACCATAGCTTTAGAAAAACCCTCGTGAACCTCGTTTTGTGCCTGTTGTCTTTTGAAGGAAACTACTTGTAGCTGCTTGCTCTGCTGCGAACAACTGTCCTTTGCTTGAGTTTGCTCTTGCTTGAGCCTCTTGTGTAGCTGATTGCGCTTGACTTGCTTCTGCTCGTTCTTGACTAGCTTGTCTTAGTGCTTCCTGCTGTTGCTTTTGTTGTTCTAGCATTGCGTTAAGCTGTTGTTCGTACTGCGCTTGTAACTCAGCTTGCTTAGCTCGCTGTTGCTCTAACGCTGTTGCTGCTGCTTGTCTTTGCGCTTCTAACGCTGCTGCTGCCTCTTGCTGCTGTTTCTGTAGTTCGACCTGCTGCTGTTGTTGCTGCTGTGCTAGCGCTTGCTGTTGCGCTTGTACGTCGTTCGAGAGTGCAGCAGGTGCCTCTCTCGTTTTCTTCTTCTTAGCTCCCATAGGAAAAGCCCTAGTAATCTCGTATGTTACTAGGGCTTTATTTGGGCTGATGCTTTCTATCCTACAATGTAGTCGAATTTCTTACGTGTGAGTTGCTCGCTGTAGTAATCCGGTCGCGTTGCTAACAGAGCTTTTGAGAACTTGCACTCTCGCCTACGTTGGTTGTTTGTAACCTTTTGTATCTGTCTCATAACTTGAGACTTGTTTACATCAGATAGCTCTGGACGTTCTAGTAAACCATAGAGAATTTTTAACTTTCGCTCTATTGGCTGACGTTTGTAGTTGCTGTGGTTGAAGTCTAGTTTCATTTGTTTGCTCTCTCTAACGTTTGCGGTACAAGCGCTTGTAACAGCGTTTGTGTGGACTACATTAAGTATAACACATTTAAAACGTTTTGGTGCTACTGCTGTAAGGCTTGTTCGTACCTAGTCTGTATCAACTAACTAAGAGAGAACAACTTACTAGTGACTAACGTTTGAAGTACACCCGTTTAGACACACCCGTCCTTCCCAACTCTAGTGGGAAGCGACTACATTTAACCTGGATGACGTATGTAGTAACGTTGTTTCAACTCTTTGGTGCTTGTACCAACTGATGCCTGTTTCAGTTGCGTTGTGCTGCTAGGTAGTCCAGAACCACAGTCAAAGAGATTTGCTAGGGCTTAAGTTGTCTTGATGTAGGAGGTGAGCTAAAGCTCTGTTGACACGAGACTGAGGTTACGAGAGCCAGGGCATCGCAAGCCCTGGGAGCCTGCCTTTGTTTATAGACGATGGCTCGTCTGGAATTGAGAGTAGCGCACAGCCACCGTGTGCCTTAGCCTTGGTAGGACTTCCTCTCTAGAAA